GGTTATACTGCATGATAAGGTGTGGATTCAGCGAGTTCAAGTCGAAGTTCACAATCCAGTCATACATGCCAGGCACAGGTTCTTTCACATAAGCACCAGCATACTTAGCATCCTTGACACTATCTTTCTTAGGGGGAATGACAATACCCATCTTCGCCAGATAGATGAAAATGATATTATCCCACATACGAACCTGAGAGTAAACATCTTCGTAGTTTACCTTAGCGTCGTATGCCATAGTGAACGCAAGTTCCAGCAACTTCATCTTGTCTTCCAACTGGTCAACAAGGCGAACGTCGTGGATATTATACAGCACAAACTTATCCCAATCTTTTGTATAGAACTCCTTAAAGGTATCAAACTCAGAGTGGTCAAGTTTCTTAGCATCAAGTTCTACAGATGCGATATGGTCAAGGCGATAAGATTCTTGGTTAGTGTATGTGAACTTCTTATAGAGTTCAAGGTAATCCAATGTGGCAATACCAGGAATATCATACGCAATCTGTTTGCGACCCTTGATGAAAATCTCACGAGAGGAGATTAGTTTCCAAGGCGATAGAAGTTTTGTGTGTTCTTCGCCCAGCATTCTATCCATACGTCGGCAGATGTATGGCATATCGAATAGCTGAACGTTCCAACCTGTGATTACATCAGGCGTGTTCTCCTGCCACCACTTAAGGAAACAGGAAAGAAGTTTAGTTTCATTATCACAATGAATGTAATCAACCTGTCGGTCTTCGTTCTTGAAAGGTTTAGAACCCCAAACGGTGATACGATTGGTAAACGAATCCCTTAGAGAGATAAGCAGAATCTCTTGGTCTGCAGTTTCGATATCAGGGAAACCATTCTCTGCTCCCGTCTCAATATCCAAAGTAAAGGTGCGAACAAGAGATGAGTCGAAACGAATCTCATCATCAGGATATGCTTCATTGATATACTGATACAGGTATCGAGTATTGCCGTGAATCTCGAATCCCTCTACACCTTCATACTGATTAATAAATTGCCTACAATCATTAATAGAGCCTGGAGAGACTTCCTTAAGGAAGCGCCCATCCAGACTCTTGTGGTCTGTTTGCTTATTGCTAAGCACATACAGTTTAGGATTGTAGTTTACACGATACTGAACTCTATCACCATTTTCATAACCACGAACGAGGATACGATTCCCCGCTTGCTCAATGTTCGTATAAAACTTCATGCGGTCAACCCACGGTCTTCTTGTAGTATTCTAGCACAGAATGGGAAGGATCGCAAATGGTTAGGATGTCATCTGCTCGCATGTAGACTTGAGTTTGATTGGTATACTTAGGAAACTTTTGTAACAGAATATAATCCGATTGAATAGTAGTCACTTCGTTACCATCTTTATCAAGTTCTTTTTCAAAACTCTCTTCAATAAAAAGAGCATCTGGATTGTGAACATTTTTATGTTCAACGTTAGAATAATCCCAGTAAGTTAAATCAGTAATTCTATAGGGATTAGTTAGAAGGCATTCAGGACTCTCCTCCCTCTCCTCTATCTCCGCTATCAGATACTCCCGATCTTTCAGGACTATCACTTGAATCAGTGGTTGGTACGGTGTTGTCGTCATTAAATAATTCTCCAAATCTTTCGGTAAATGATTTCAATACTTGTTCAGCTGGATTAGAAATTGTAGCAATCAGATCATATGGAATTTTATATTCTACATCATCAGAACATGATACCCATTTTTTATAATTAATGGTAAATGCAGCTGGTTGCCCATCTTCTGTTAGTTCTTCAGAGGGAATTAAATTTAGTACATATGGGTTAATCAAAACGTAACAAATTGGGTTGCCATTTTCATCTAAAAAATCTTTGATTCCAGCAATAATTTGTTCTCCAAATTTTGTTAAAATTAATTTAATCATTTTTTTCTCCTGTATTATTTTGATTTTCAAAGGTTACCCCTTCAAACAATGTTCCAAATTTATCAATATAAGTTTTTAATAATTCATCATCTGGATTACCAATTGCCACAATTGCATCAAAAGGTATTTTAAATGAAGGATCTTTTGTGGTCGGAAACCACCGTATATAATTAACTGTAAAATTTGTTTGAGTTAAATCTTCACTCAAATAATCTTCTTTTTGTGGAATAAGTTCCAATGTATAAGGATGAAACAATTCATAGCACACTGGTTGATTGTTATCATCAAATACTTGTTTGATTCCTGTTAAGACTATTTCACCTGTTCTCATTTTTAATGACTTAAATAAAAT